GGTGACAGGTAGGCTGTCTCCAGCGCGCCTGAGCTACCTGACGGAGCTTAACAATGGACGAAACTGAAGACGAGGGCTACTGTGACTGCGGCTGCTGACCGGGACGGGAAGTTCCACGCCGAGTACGTCCCGCCCCCGCCTCCGGCACCGGGCAAGATCATCGTGAAGTCCCCGCTGGATGACCGGGGCCGCCCGGTCTGCGCAGACCTGCACCTGACCCCTGATCAAGCCGATGACCTGAGGCGCGAGCTGGGCAGCGCCCTGAACGATTACACGGCTGCCGGATTGTCGGAAGAAGCGTAATCTGGCCGTATGGCCAACAATTACCCGCGCTGGGACCAGGCGACCGGGGCAGTTAGGTGCTGCCAGTGCAAGCATCCCATCGGCCCTGGCATGGACATCTACCTGAAGTCCAAGGGCATCTACTACTGCTCGGCCTGCGGCCTGGACAGAGAGCACGATGTCGGGAACGTCCTGGCGGGCGGTATCGAGGAAGCGTTCATGAAGGACGTATCCCGCTTGCCCGACGAGGCCGCCGATCACTCCCTGTCTGTCGCCTCCCGGTACATGGCCCGGCAGCTGGACGGCGGTGAGGTAGGCCCGCGCGAGGTCACGCTGTACACCAAGGAGGTCCGCCTCAACCTGCTCCAGCTGATGGAGCTGTACCCGCCATCCGAGGACGGCGACGACACTGAGGACCGCCGTGCGCGGCTCCAGGAGCGTCGCAGGCGGGAACAAGGCGGCATCTGACTCTGTTGTAAGAGCCATGAACGAAGACGTTATCCAGTGGCTGCGCTCGCCGGAGGGTGAGCAGTGGTCCAGGCAGCGAATCAGGATGGCCCGTCGCCAGGACGGCAGCCTATCTCCAGCGTCGTACGCCAGTCGTCAGTACAGGCGCAACCTGGTGAGCGCACCAGGGTTCTTCTCAGTCAGGGAGGGCTAATGAACTTTGAACTCTGCCCCAAGTGCGTGACGATCCACCAGACCGGCGGACCTTGCCCGCTAACCGAGTACTTGTCAGCGGAAGCGGCGTCTCACGTCCCTAACTTCGACTTCCAGCCCGCAGACCTGCTCGACTGCCCGTGCTCCGGCACCGGCTGGCTCGGCCGCGAGTGGCTGGAGCGCCGGGAGCCTCAGTGCACCTGTGGCGCTGGCGACCCTACCGACATCAACGTGCTGCACGAGGTGTCATGTGACTCAGTACCGTGCCCCTTCTGTCCTGCGGAGGCAACCAGTGCATAGCAACCTGATCGCGGCGGCGATTGTCGCCGGAGGTGTCATCGCGGGCATGCTCTGGGTGTGCTGGCAAGCCCGGCGGGAGATGCGGCTAGAGCGCCAGATCGATGAATTGCGCGAGCAGCGCGCCTTGCTCCGGCTCAACCAGGAGTACGCCGAGCTGCTAGACCGGGAGAACGACCGTGGGTAGCTACCAGTCCATGAGCCGCGCCGAGGCAGACAAAATCATTGAGTGGGTGGAGGGGGAGCTGGTAGGGGAACCGATGACTGCCTGGCAGCGGGACATCTTCGCGACCATGCTCATGCACCCTGACGTTCACTTCGAGCTGTCGCCTCGCCGCCGTGGATGACGGCCTGAAGGACAAGCGGCTGATGCTCTGCGTCTTCTACGAAGGCCCCTGGGAGCGGCTCTCCGGGTTCTTCTGGGGAGTCCGGCGCAACGGCTCTATCCGGTGGGAAGTTCCTCACCCGGCTACCGGGTGGCGGCACTGGCTGAGCCTGATCGGGGACTGGGCGGAGATGCGTGACCAGGCTTGGCGGGAGAAGTACGCTAGGGCTAACAGTAAGCCCCACCGGGTGTGGAAGAGGCGAGTCTTATGCTGGAGCGGCCCGTCGTGTACAAAGCCCTGCGCGCGATCGAGAAGCGAGCCGAGGTGCCGGTCATAGGGATTTGTCTCTATGAGGCGGCATCTCTCATTTTCCGGCGAAAGTACGCGCCGCCGCTCTCGGTCGTGATGCACAGGCACAAGTGGGTCCTGCCGGTGGTCTGCGGGATCATAGGAGTTCACGTGTGGTTCTACGATGCCTAGGCGCGGGCCTGACTGGTCGCAGGCTGAGCAGGAGATCATAGAGGCTCACAAGGGCGAGCCCCTCGAAGACCTCATGCGCATGCTGCCTGGCCGTTCGGAGTCAGCGGTCAGGAACGCCCAGTACCGCAGGCCAGGTGTGAAGAGGATTGAGAAGTACGAGGTCAAGGCCCCCGGCGAGTACCTGGAGACCCTTAGCGCGTACTTCGTTGACGAGCCTGGCTGCCTGGAAATATGGCTGCGCTGGAACGGCTACATCACCGGCCGGGAGCTGAACAGGGACATGAAGGTCAGTGCCCTAGGGATCGTGACTCTCCTTTGCGAAGCGAAATGACCGAGACACACCCCCGCAAGCTGCCAGGGCGGTACGTCGTAAAGCCCCTGAGCGATGACGAGTTCTACTGGCACGCCTACCTCGGGGACAGCCGGGTTAACGGTGGCATAGCGACGGATTACGTACTGGCGGTGGCCGACGCCCGGCGCGCTATCGTCATTGCCCGCGAGTCGCTGCTGACTGAGTTCTACTACTGGGACGTAGAGACCTGCACCTGGGTACGCAAAGGGGAATTGCCGCCCTTGTGATGTAAGCTCACACTGTGGTGATGCGGCAAATTGAGCGAGTAGAGCTTCCAGACGGCACCTTCATGGACGGGCCGCTACTGGGGCACCAGATGCCGCGCCTGTACAACGTGCCGGAACGCCATGAGGTGCAGCAGCCCGACTGCGTGATGTGCCAGATCGAGGCGATGGAGGAGAAGCACGAGCACGGGTGCGGCGACCACATCGGCCAGGAGGCCCTTGAGTGGGCCGAGGGCTTCGGCTACGACCTGGACGTGTGGCAGAAGTGGGCCATCCGGCACATGTTCGGGCGCAAGCCCAACGGGTTGTGGGCCGCTCCTGACGTAGTGATGATCGTGGCCCGGCAGAACGGCAAGGGCACCGTGCTCGAAGTTCGCGAGCTGGCCGGGGTCTTCCTGCTTGAGGAAGAACTGATCATCCACACGTCGCACCAGCTGAAGACCTCGCTGAACCACCTTGAGCGGCTGTCCAACACGATCAAGTCGTACCCGTCACTGGACAAGAAGGTCTCCAACATCGTCACGGGCAACGGCAAGGAGGCCATTAAGCTCAAGCCTCGCCCGACGCTGATCTTCGGCCCTAGTGGCAAGGAGATCCTGGCCCGGCGTACCTCCAAGATCGAGTTCCACGCCAGGTCAGGCTCTGCCACCTCCCGAGGATTCTCCTGCGACTGCCTGGTATACGACGAGGCCATGATCTTGTCGAACGAGCAGGTTGGTGCCTCGATGCCCACGATGCGCGCCCGGCCGAATCCCCAGATGATCTACGCAGCTTCCGCCGGACTGGAAGACGGCTCCGTGTCCCAGCAGCTAGCGCTCATGCGTAAGTCAATGACCAAGCACGATCCGGACACCTTCGGGCTGGAGTTCTCCGCCAACCCTCACGACGACTCGTGCCCTCGTGACGAGACCCACGGCCGGGAGAGCAACTACTTCATCGTCTGCGACAAGCACGACGACCGGGACGACCCGCGCACCTGGGCCAAGGCCAACCCGGCTATGGGAACTCGCGTCACCCTCGCTACGACGCGCCGTGAGCTGAATAAGATGCCCCCGGCCAAGTTCGACATCGAGATCCTGTCCATCGGCAACTGGCCGTCCGAGGAAGAGCCCTGGGAGACGATCAGCCGCCCGGCCTGGAAGGTGCTCACCAACGAGGACCCCGGCTTCCCGACGCCGCCCATGGTGCTGGCGTTCGACGTGTCCGAGGACGGCAAGTCCGCCACGGTGATGGGCTCCTGGGCGCACAAGCAGGACCGTACCGTGATCGAGATGCCCTTGGACGGTCACCGCTACGGCACCGGCTGGGTCATCGACTTCGTGCACGCCAAGTACCTGAAGCGCCGCCCGCTGGCCATCGCCGTGCCGAAGTCCGGGCCTGCTGCCGGGCTGCTCGACGACGCCATCAAGAAGTGGGGCGACCGCGTGTACCCGGTGGGACCGGCGGAGGAAGCCGCCGCGTTCGCGTTCCTCATCCAGCAGGTCAAGGACAAGAAGCTCTGGCACTTCGGCGAGGAGATGGCTCCCACGCTGTGGCATGCTGTCGGCCGGGCCGGTACGAGGGACGTCGGAGACGGCGGCAAGGCGTGGAAGCGGCGCGATGCCGAAGGGGATATCAGCCCGATTACCGCTGGTACGCTGGCCGCGTACGTACTGAACAAGAAGCGCCGGTCGTACGACCTCACGAACACCATCGCCTAGGAATAGGCGCTTCCCGGCTAGGGTTTACATAAGCATGAGCACCAACAAGATCATGGACGTTGAGCACGCCCGCAACCAGGAGTACGTCCACCGGGTCAACGTCGAGAAGGGCTGGTTCGACAAGCCGGTCAGCTTCCTGGAGGCCATGGCCCTCCTGGTGACAGAGATCACCGAAGCTGACGACTCGGTGGAGGCCGAGGGCCTGATCGGCGGCCGGGAAGCCCGGCACCACACCCGGTCTGAACTGGCCGACGTGTACATCCGTCTTGTGGACGACGCCTCCCGGTTCTCGCTGAACCTCGGCGTGATCGTGGACGTGTACCAGTTCAGCTACGAGCCGCTGCCGTTCCGTACCTTCCACGACGCCACCCGCAGGCTCGTCAAGCGCGTTGTGGACATCATCGAGGCGTACCGGGTGGAGGGGCTGGACGACGAGCGCAAGCCCGGCCTTGAGGCCACCAGGGCTTTCGCCTACTTCTACCTCCAGCTCCGGGACACCTGCGACTACTTCAAGGTGGACCTGATGCAGGCGTTCAACGACAAGATG